AAGCGGGCGCGCGCCGCTGCCGAGATCGGCACGGAGGAGTTCCGCGCTTTGTGGAAGGCAGCATCGCCCAAAGAGCGCCTGTGGCTAAAAGAGCACGCCGCCACCTACGAGGCCATCGCGAAGGCCGCCGACGAGAGCCAGGCCAAGTCGAGCGATGACGACTTCGAAGGCCTGCGCGAATTGCTGGGCGACAAGGAGTTCTTCGCGGTGCTCGGACGCCACGGCGTCGAGACTCTTGAAAACGCCAGCGCAACGGAGCGCGCCAAGATCCTGGACGAATTGAAAGGAATGGTGGGATGACCGAGGAGTTCAATCCGAAACGAGAGGCGGCGGGGTTCGTTTGAAGCCCTTCTAGAGATCAGCGCGGAGGACGCAAGGCGGCTTCCGTCCGAGGCATCGGGACCGGATGAGCTTCTTCTTCAGCCGCGGCGCGCATTTGATCCAGCGCCAGGGCGCACGTTGTCGTCTCCGCCGTCTTCGGGCGTCCGGTCGGTGAACTGCCGAAAGAGATCGGCGCGCTGGTGCTCACGGCCGAGTGCCTAGCGGCAGCGGCTGGTGTGGACATCGAAGAGGTGGCCGCGCAGGAGTGGGAACGGATCCAATCCATCGACCCGGAGCGGATGCGCGAACACCAGCGGGAGAAGATCGCGGCCGGAATGGCGGTGAGCCTGTGACGTTCGCCGGCTGCTACGTTTGCCGGTCCACGCTGGTGGGCCTCAGGTATCACAGATCGCCAGTGGGCGACATGCACGTCTCGTGCGCGTCGAGGATCAAGTCCGAATTGAAGAGGGAGTTGTCGAGATGGTAGTAGCCACGTATTTCATCGTCGGAAAGGACGGCTCGAAGCGGCCGATTTTGCAGGCGTTCATGGCAGCCGTTCGCGCGGCGCTGGACACGCCCGGAGCCGTCCTGGAGAGCGCCGACACCGGGCACGTGTGGACGAGGGAAGTGCTGCGGATCGTGCAAACATCTGCCGTCGAATGGCCGGAATGGCGGTGAGCCTGTGACGTTCGCCGGCAAGTGGGAAGAACTCCAAGCGGGCCTCGCGCCAGACGATCCGAGGGAGAAGGAACTGGTCGAGATGATCAAGTTTTTCTTCTACGCCGGCGCTTATGCGTTGGCCGTAGTGATGCAGAACTCAGTGGGCAACGTCGAGCAAGCCGGGGCCGCGTTGAAGGAAATCACCGACTTCATGGACGAAGCCGAAGCCGAAGTGGCGCTGGACGGATTCAGGCGCGTGGCACGGGGGACGACGATCCAATGACATCGCACTCCGTTGGAAACGAGCAGCGGCTGAAGTCCCTCCGCTTCGCCCACGACACCGCCGTGCAGTTGCAGGCCGTGTTGAGACAGGCGGCAATCGAGGGCGTTCGGGTGCGGCCAGATGCGCGAGCAAGTGCAACAGATGGTCATTTCGCTGAAGGACCAGATCGACGCCGAAACCAGCCAGGAGGCAAATAGCAGATGAGCATCCACGTTTCACCAGCAGAAGTTTTGAATTTGCCGACGCCGGTACCTCCGAGCCGGTCAGGCAATGAGCCGGGTGCGCCTGCGGGTTCCCCTCTCCCCGTGGGCGGGGCCGCCCGGTTCACTCCGCTTGCTGAGGATTGGCGCGCGTTTCGTGACGCCAACCTCAGTGAGTCGGGGCCGATCACCGAGGCGACGTTGGAGGCTGCGTTCCGGGCTGGCGTAAGCGCCGTCCTGGTTCGCTGGAGCGCATCCTTTGGCGGTGCGCGATGACCAAGCCAACAGCCGAGCAGACGGCATTCAACGAGATTTGGCAGGCCATCTGCGATATCGCGGCCAAGGAAAAGACGGGGCCGCTCAACGAACTTGAGGGACTGTTTCATATCAAGGCTGGCCCGTGGAAGCTGTGGGTCAATGGCCACGCCGAAAAGATGGACGCGATCCAGCCGTATCACGCCCACGTCGAACGGAACGACTGGCCTGTCGCGGTGTTTAGCCCGCACGGCGGCGAGTTCTTCAACGGGGCATCAGTGTTCGATCTGCGCGACGCGCTAAAGGCGAGGGCCGCGCGATGACGCACGAGCAGAAGCAGCGCATCATGCAGGCGGCGGGCGTCGCGCCGATTTCTCACGAGAAGGCGTATTTCATCAACCCCGATGGCGTTGTCCACCGTGAATGCTCCCCAGAAGAGGGACAATGGGCGGCTCAGGGCAGATTGCGAGAGGGCTGGACGGTTCTCCTGGAATCGCCAATCTACCCCGACCCCGAGAGCGCCAAGGGCTTCCTGGCGCTGTGGGACGCGCTGGCGGCGAAGGGCTGGTTCGTGCGCGTGTGCACAACCTCGTCAGGCTTGACGGTGGCGCGCGTAGGGCCGACACCGGGGCCGGGTATTGATGACAACCTCCGCTGGCTCGCGCTGGCCCGCGCTGCGGCGCAGGCGTTGGGGGTGGAGCTTGGCTGAGCGGCGCGAGGGCTCCACCCGCATCATCCCGTACCGGGGCGCTGAGATCCATGTGACTCTTGGCGGCGTCTGGTGGAACTTTCCCGGCGAACGTAAGCACGAGGCGAAGAACGCCAAGGCTGCGATGTCGGCGATCAACGAGAATCTCGGCGCGGTGGTTCTGAAGGTGGGCGACTACAAGGAGCCGAAGCCGGAACCGCTGAAGGTTACCGACGAGGTCGAGTACGTCACGACCGATCGCACGCGATGGAAGCTCGCGTGGGGGCCGAAGCCGTTCACCCCTCGCCCGGCTGACCCGGCCACCGAGGAGCAGGTTGAGTTTTTTAAAACCGGCAAGTCCGACGACTGCCCGTTCTAACGTCAGCGACCGAGTGCGCGGGCGAAACCACAACCAAACCGGAGAACAAGGATGGAAAAGAAACAAGGCACTGCTGACCTGGAGTTCGTTAAGACTCTGGTCAACATGCGCAACGGAGCACTCGCGGTTCAGCTTGGCGAAGACCTTCAGAAGCTCGTGCTCGCGGTCTGCAAGACGGCCAAGAAGGGCAAGCTGCAATTGACCCTCGAAGTCATCCCGAGCCGCTGCGACGAAAACGGCGTGATTGAAGTCGATGTTTCGCCGCAAATCAAACTCACCGAGCCGCGCCTGTCGCCCGGCAAGGCAATTTTCTTCCCGTTGCCGGACGGCACGCTTTCGCGTAATGACCCGGCGCAAATGAACTTCTTTGAAGGAGACAAGCAGTGAGTGAAGAGTTGAACGGATTGAGGAATGCGCTCGCATTCGCGGCAGATCAGGCCGTGGCGTCTACTGCTCCCGGCGTGGCGTATCTCGACAAGTATGTCTTGGTGCCGGAAGACTACAAGGTCCACACGTTCAAGGAAGACGAGCTACACCTGAACGCCCCCGTGCGCAAGCGGGCGAAGGTGTTGCTTCGCGACGTGGCGAGCTTTATCAGCTACTGGAAGATTCACCAGGAGCCGCGCAGCGTCATCTTTGCTGACGACTCGGTGGCGAGTTTTACGGCAGTGCTGGACTATCACGGCGGCGCAGGCGAGCCCGCTGGCTTTCGGCATCACGTCGCCACGCTTGCGCTTCAGCGCACGGTCGAATGGGCGACGTGGCTCGGATCGAACGGGAAGAAAATGTCGCAGGCCGATTTTGGTCTCTTCATTGAAGACAACACGCCGGACATCGTCGAGCCGTCCGCGGCCGAAATGCTCGAAATCTCGCGCGAGTTCACTGCGAAGAAAGACGTCGAGTTCACGGGCGGCGTTCGCCTGCAAAGCGGCCAGCACGCAATCAACTACTCCGAGACGGTGAGCGCGTCCGTCGGGAAGGGCAAGATCGAAGTTCCCGAGCGGTTCAAGATCAACGTTCCGCCCTTCGTCGGCTTCGGCTCGGTCACGGTCGAGGCGCGGCTTCGCTACCGGATCGAGGGCGGGAAGCTCATGCTCTGGTACGACCTGATTCGCCCGCACAAGGTCATGGAATCGGCTTTCCATTTGGCCGTCAGCCAGATCTCGGACGGCTGCGAACGCAGCGTGCTTCTCGGGGTGGCTTCCTAGTCATGCCGAAGGCCATCACGCTCGTGCTGCCCGGTGCTCCGAGGACGAAGAAGACGAGCAACCGCGTGTTCGGTGGGCGCGTGCATCCGTCGGAAGCGTACACGGTTTGGTTTAAGAGCGTGGTGGCCTACCGTCTGCTGATTCACTCGCGGCTGCGTCAGGCCGGCGTCACGCTGCCGCTGACCGGCCCGGTGCATGTGTGCGCCACGGTCTACCGCGCCCAGCGCTCGGGCGACGCCACGGGCTTTTATCAGGCCATCGGCGATGCGATCCAGGAGAAGCGCGGCGGGCTGGGCGTAATCGCGGACGATGCGCAGATCGCGCATTGGGACGGCTCACGGCTCGAAGTTGATCACAAGAATCCGCGGGTGGAACTGGAGATCCGGCCAGCGGTCATCGCTCCGGCGTTGCCGGCGGCATTCCCGGTTGGGTTCTACGTGTGGGCGTGCGAGTACCGTGACTCCGCGTGATCGTGGCGCCCGAGACCGCTTCTACGGCCACCAGTTCGACCCCGGCGAACTGAGCGGCGCGGATCTCGAAGAGTACTTGGCCGGGTGGGAAGAAGAGCAAGACAGGAAGGACTACCGCTGATGGACGATAACGAACTCTCGACACTGGTTCACTCGCTGGCCAACGTGGCGCAGCGTGAGCGCGAAGATCTCGCCCGGACCATGCGGTCCAGGATCGCCGAGATCGACCGCTACGCCGACGCCGTGGAGCAGTGCCTTCACGCCTACGGGGAACTCAAGATCGAGAAGCCCGCCGAACTGCTGCTGCCGATGTCCGAGGCTGAGCAGCGCGCGATTCACGCCGCGCTCGAAAAGGCGGCCAAGGACCTGGAAAGCATCCGGGCGAACGTGCGCCGCGAGATGATGCACGTTCGCCGTCCCAAGTACCAGATCGAAGACGACGTTCCGTTTTGATGGAGGGATTAGCAGATGACCACGAGAGTTCTGATTCAGCCAACCGTGCTGATGCACGCGACAAGCTCGCACGGCATCACCACGCTGGTGATCACACAGGGCGATTGCCGGCTGGAACTGGCGATGCACTCGGATCGCGTGCCGCAGTTCTACGGCGACGTGTCCGAGGCCCTGACGCCCACGATCCACGAGGAGCAGGCGAAGGCAGAAGAGCGGAAGGCGTCGCTCGCCGAAAAACTCCAGGAAGTGCGCCAGTTGGCGAAGGCGGCTCCATGGGACGATCCTTACGACGCGCTCACCGAGGGGTTAGACAAGCTCGACCGGGCGCGCAACCGCGCCGACGTCCGCCAGTTGGAATCCGGAGAGTAGTTGGCCATGCGCAGAGAGGTTCCGGCGCCGGGCACGCCGGACGCACCAGCAACCGTCAGGCGATCCAACGTCGCCGCCTGGCAGTGGGTGATGGGCCGCCTGTCCAAGGCGCGCAAGGCCCGTCAGCGGTACGAGGGCCGGTCATGCCATACGGCCGGCTGCTACGTTTGCCGGTCCACGCTGGTGGGCCTCAGGTATCACCGGTCGCCAGTGGGCGACATGCACGTCTCGTGCGCGTTGCGAATCAAGTCCGAATTGAAGAGGGAGTTATCGAGATGGTAGGCAAAGCGATGAGCATCGGGAGGGTAAGGATCAAATGAGTTTAGAAGCGCAATTGTACGGCACCGATTTATTCGGCAACCCAATCGAACCGGCCCGCCCGTCCGTGCTGGCCGAACGGTTCCTAGTCCCGCCCTTCAGCGTGCTAAGCGCCCGCGAGGGCTGGTGGCAGGACCGCAAGCGGGCATGGATTGGCATGGGAATCAAAAGCGAAATGGGGCGCGATGCCGTCACCTATAACATCGGCGACATGACCACTTTTAAAGAAACAGCAAGTCTAAAGGGCGGCCTGCTGATGGGAATGTCTTTTGGCCCATACGACGAACGAAAGGGCTCGTCACAGGAGCCGGGAACCTCTGTCTTTGACCCCGTGCTTTGCGAATTGGCCTACACGTGGTTCTGCCCGCCAGCTGGCACTATCCTTGACCCGTTCGCTGGCGGAAGCGTACGGGGCATTGTAGCTTCGGCGTTGGGCATGGCTTACTGGGGCAGCGATCTACGCGCCGAACAAGTGGAGGCCAACCGCACGCAGGCGGCAGAACTGTGCCGCGATCCGCGCCCCGTTTGGGTATGCGGCGATTCGATGGACACACTGGCCGATGCACCCGATGCTGACTTTGTTTTTTCGTGCCCGCCTTACGGCGACTTGGAGCGGTATTCGGATGATCCGCGCGACCTTTCCACGATGGAATACCACACCTTCATGGGTGCCTATCGGCGGATCATTTTGCGGGCGTGTGCCAAGCTGAAACCCAACCGCTTCGCCTGTTTCGTGGTGGGTGATTTCCGCGACAAGAAAGGCCACTATCGCAACTTTCCATCCGACACCATTAGCGCATTCCGCGAGCAGGGCATGGAGCTTTACAATGAGGCCATTTTGGTTACACAGGTGGGCAGCTTGCCAGTGCGCGTCACGAAACAGTTTGAAGTAAGCCGCAAGCTTGGGAAGACGCACCAGAACGTGCTTGTTTTCGTCAAGGGCGATGCGCGGAAGGCCACCGAAGCGATCACCAAGGGGGCTGAATGATGGTAGCCACGTATTTCATCGTCGGGAAGGACGGATCGAAGCGGCCAATTTTGCAGGCGTTCCTGACAGCCGTTCGCACGGCGCTGGGGCCGTCCTGGAGAGTGCCGACACCGGGCACGTGTGGACGCGCGAGGTGCTGCGAATGGTCCAAACATCTTCAGTCGAATCTGTTTGATACAGGATCACCGATTTCCGTTGAACCACGATATGCATTACCGTAGAATAGCACCAGCAAGCCAACTACTCGCGGCTGATCCCCGCGCGTGGTCTTTGTTGCTGGATATCAACCGGATCGGGTGCGGGGCCTCGACCCCCGTACCCGGTTCGGCGCCTGTCGAGGAGGCAAAAAATGGGTGAAATTCCATCCATTCCGACCGCGTTTGACGGTTGGATTTTCCGTAGCCGTTTAGAAGCTCGTTGGGCCGTGTTCTTCAAAGAACTCGGCATCGAGTTTCAGTATGAACCGGAGGGCTTCGCGCTCCCCGGAACCAATTACCTTCCAGACTTCTACCTGCCACAGGTGCGCCAGTTTGCCGAGTGCAAGCCGATTACGCTCACAGTCGAGGAAAAACAGAAAACCCTACTGCTGTCGGATGCGACTAACTGTCCAGTTTTGATGCTGGTGGGTCCGCCAGACTTTCGCATTTACGACGCCGTGCATCCAATGCGCTTTGAGGATGGCACGCTCGACCGATTCGAGTGCGATTACCTGCTAGACATCGACTGGCATGACCGGAAGTTTTTCGGGCAAGGCCGGCTGTACGGCTGTACCGGGTGGGAGCGCGGGGTAAAACTGTCTCCGCTTGCATTCACGGAGCAGTACGCCGCCGCGGTAGTGCTGGCGCGCACCTTTCGCTTCGACGAGGGAGGCCGCTTCTAATGGCCAAGCCACGCAAGCTGGAGAACCTGTCCTACTACGAGTGGAGCGTGACCCGGTGGATTACTTCCAGGGCATACGAGGAACTAGACGCCACTGGCCGCGGGATCTATCGCGAGATGCTGGACTGTTGCTACATCCAGGGTTCGGTGAGCAGCGAGCCGGCCATCCTCGAAAGGCGCTGCGCCTGCACCACAGAGGAACTGCAACGGTACTGGCCAATCATCGAGCCGCACTTTTACCGCGACCGCCAAACGGGCCGGTTACGCAACAAGCACGCCGACAAGTTCCGCGAAGAATACCTTGGGTTTCTTGAGAGACAAGGGACCAACGGGGCAAAAGGAGGTAGGCCGCCCAAAAACCCAGGCCTTTCGAGTGGGTTTCCGAGTGGGTTTCCAATTGAAGAACCCACTGGTTTACAAGTGGAAAACCCAGCTGAAAACCCTAAACTAAACTATACTAAACAAGACTCTACTAAACCTTCCGCGGCGGATCGCGCTGCACTTCTCCAGGCATTCAACGCCTGGATCGAAACCTACCCAAAACAGACCCGCACAGCCGCGGCTGGCCAAGCATGGATTCTGCTCGTCGACAAGAGCGAGATTTCCATCAAGACCCTGCCCGACGTGATCGCCGGCACTGATCGGTGGAAGAAGTCCGAGGAGTGGGCGAAGGAAGACGGCAAATACATCCCTGAGCCGGCCACGTTCCTCACGGGCAACGAGAAGCACCCTGGCCGGATGTGGAAAGACTTCCCGAAGCCGCTGCCGGAGCACGCGCCGAAGAAGCGCACGGGCCGCGGCGTGGACCCGAACGAGGAATGGGAAATTCCCGCTGAATGGAAGGCGCTCCGCGATGGCGAAACGGAGAATTGAGGCTGATGACGTGGTAGATCAAACCGACATCGCCGCCTACATCGGTCAGTATGTCCACCTTCAGCGCGAAGGGCGGGAACTCGTTGCGCTGTGCCCCTTCCACAAAGAGAAAAGCCCAAGCTTTCACGTCCAGGTTGAGAAGCGGCTTTGGAACTGTTTCGGGTGCAGCACGGGCGGGAACGTGATTCAGTTCGCGCAGAAGTTCCACGGGATGCCGTTTCCTGAAGCGCTTTTGGCCGTGGCGCAATTCTCCGGGGTTTCCGAGCCGTTGGACACCGCCCCGGTGGATTCTGGCCCCGCCACGGTCAACGTCGCGCGAAAGCATACGGCCACGTACTACTACCACGGGCCTGATGGCGCCGAACTGTTCCAGGTTTGGCGCTACGAGCCCGGCCGCAACGGTCGCAAGAAGGACTTTTCGCAGTGCTACCAGGACCCGGAAACCGGGGAGATGGTTTGGCAGAAGTACCCGGACCCCGTCTTGTATCGGCTTCCGGCCGTGATCGCCGCGGACGAGGTATGGCTGGTGGAGGGCGAGAAGGACGCCGAGACAATCGAGCGGCTTGGTTTCGTCGGCACCACTTCGCCAGGCGGATCCAACGCCGCGTTCACCGTGCCGATGATCGAATCGCTGGCCGGGAAGTCGGTATTCCTGATCCCCGACGCCGACGAGCCGGGGGAGAAGCGCGGCCGGCAACTCCAGGCTCTCTTGGCCGGCAAGTGTTCGCTGACCGTGTTCCGTGTCCAGCAGGGGAAGGACATCACCGAATGGGTGGAGGCTGCTGGTGATGACGCAGTGGTGGCCGCGATGGAGGCGGTGCGGGAGTACGCCAAGCGTGACCGACTCCGCGGCCTTCTGACCGTCGAGCAGATTATCGACCGATCCGGCATCGGATACGACGCATTCTGCGACGTGAGCAAGCGCCCCAAGGGCGTCTCCACGGGGTTCGTGAAACTGGACACGCTGACGCTCGGGCTGTTCCCCGGCCAGCTTGTCGTCGTCGCCGGACGCCCGGCAATGGGTAAGACGGCGCTCGCCATGAATATCGCGGTGAACGTCGCAAAGGCCGGATTCCCCGTGAACGTGTTCTCGCTGGAGATGTCCAGCGACGAACTGCTGACGCGCATGGCGTGTTCTGAGGCCCGTGTGTCTGGCAGTAAATTTCGACTCGGCTACATCAACGCGCAAGAGCGCCGCGCCATCGGCGCCGAGCTCGGCAACCTGAATCAGATTCCGCTGCTGATTGACGACCACGCCGGCGCGAGCGCCGAATACATTCACGAGTCGATCAAGCGAACGGCGCCCGGCCTTGTGGTGATCGACTATCTCGGGCTGATGTCGGCCAAGAAGGCAGAAAACCGCGTGCAGCAGGTAAGCGCCATCACCCGCGGGCTGAAGCTCATGGCCAAGGAGATGCGCTGTCCAGTGTTGCTGGTGGCCCAAGTCAGCAGAGCGGCCGAGACGCGGGCAAGCGGCAGCAACGTCCCGCAGCTTAGTGACCTGAGGGAGTCTGGCTCAATCGAGCAGGACGCCGACATGGTGTGGTTCGTCTACCGGCCGGAGTATTACAAGCCGGATCGCGACGACCTGAAGGGGCTGGCAGAAGTCATCATCGCGAAGCAGCGCAATGGGCCAGTGGGGAAGGTGAGGCTGGCGTGGATCGGAGAATGCACGAGGTTCGACAACTTGGCAGAAAACGGAGGGCTGAGGGAGTGCTGAACGTGACGAGGGAGGTCCGGATGGAATTCAGAAAAGAACAGGAGCCCGATGAATACAGTCGGGAGGCCGTTGCATCGCTCCGCAACCAGCCGGACCTCCCTGGCTGCGTGACGGCATCGTATGCCGACCTGCTGTTTCTGCGCGAGGCAGTGTTCAGCGCGGATAGGCGGTTCCGCTACCTGCTGACGGTCGTGTGGGATGAGCGGCTTCCGATGGTGAACTTCTGCATGTTGAATCCGAGTACAGCGGACGAGCAGAAGAACGACCCGACCGTCGCCAAGTGCATCACCTGGGCGATGAAGTGGGGCTACGGATCGCTGGTGGTGACGAACCTTTTCGCGTTGCGCGCTACCGATCCGCGGGTGATGCTGGCGGCGGCCGATCCTGGCGACGACCTGGCGAACGATGCCGCGATCAAGCTGGCGGCGGAGGCATCGGAGATCGTGGTTTGCGCGTGGGGCGTCAACGGGGTTCACCGCGGCCGGGCAGACAACGTGTGCCGGATGCTGGCGCCGCACACTGGCAAGCTCCACGCGCTGAAGGTGACCATCGGGGAACCTCACCATCCCCTCTATCTTTCGAACGACACAAAGCCGTTCGCGTACCGGAGGCCGGCATGAAGGGTAGCACCAACCGCATCGGCCAAAACGAAATGCGCCCACCAGGCGGCGGAGTCGATTCCGCGGCTGCCAAGCCTCACCCGAGCGGCGGATACATCATGGGCCACCGGGACTACGGAACGGGCAACTGCACCTTCAAGGGCTGCGGCAAGCCGTTCAAGAAAACGACGGCGAATGCCAACAAGTGCCCGGAGCACTCGACGTTGAATCGGCGGATGAAGAACTGGAGAGGGTAGCGATGGAGCAACAGAACAATCGGCGGATTCATGTCGCACTCGACCTGAGGCCGCTCACGTGGGCGCTCGCTCTCCACCTCCTTTGGCGGTACGACTTCGGGCCGCTGTGCTGGTGGTTTGGGAGCGAAATCATTTCGGTGTGGAGGCAGGGCGCGGTATGAGGCCAGGACTCGCAGCAGCCGCGCAAAGCGCCGGCCTTGTGCCGCTCACCACCATTGCGCGCGAAGAGATCGAAAGGCTACACGCCAAGTTGGCGAGTCAGCGATTGGAGATCAAGCGGCTATCAGAGGAGCGCGATTCGCTATTGAGGCGCGTTCGTTCGCTTGAGGACCGAATACAGGCCGCAGAGCTTCACGCGAGCCGGGTTTCTGAGAGTCGGGCGGAAGCCGTCAGAGATCGCGACCGACTCGAAGACAAACTCGCGTCGATCACGCCGCCACTCGGACGGTGCTCTATCTGCCTGGATGCCGGGGTGATTGAGTACGGTGTCTGCGTGCATCGCGAGCCGGAGATTTTGGCGGCTGAGATGGATCGGTGGAAAGGAAAAATCGGATGAGCAAGACGAAAAAACTGACACGACTTCGCAAGGCCGCGATGTTCACCGTCTGCGTGTATTGCGGGCATCGGACGCCATCAAGGCACCCCGGCGACGTGAACCGCGAGGCCATCTTTGCGCACGTCATGCAATGCCCGAATCGCCCCGAGGCGCGCATGGCCAACCACATCATGTTGTGCCATGCCGCGATTCGGTATGCCCGCGACACGATGAAGCAAATGTTGGAGGCGGGCCTTTCTGCGGAGGCCACATCGGGCGCGAGTGAGTGCATCTCGGAATTGGATTCGCTGCTGAGCATGGAGCCAAAGGCATGAACATCGAAGACTTGGCCGAGAACGAGGTACTTGCGGTGCAACGGATGAAACTGGCAGAAGTGGTGGGCTTGCTCGAGCGGGATCACTTCAAGGCCAGTTACGCACGCAAGCTCGCTGAGCATGAGAAGACGCTGGCCGACGCCGCGCAATTGTGCAACGAGCGCGACGAAGCCCGCGCGAATCTGGCCGAGGCGCAGGCGCACGCCGCGCTGCTGCGGGAGGCGCTGGTAGATGCAGCGGAAGTCATTATCCCGATGTCGAAAGATCCAGGCTGTTACTCGCCAATGAACTTCGACGAAAAGCAGGCTGTTTACATCGCCGAGCATCACGGATTTGGCAACTTGATGAACATCTTTTGCTCGAAGTGGTACGCCAAGGTTCGCGGCGCGGCGTTTGCCGTTGGGCCATGCATCTCAACAGCGGCATCGGTGAACCGGACAATCCAAGCCGCCCTCGCCGCCGTGCCCGCCGATGCACTGGCGCAGGTGCGCGAGCAGGCCATGAGCGACGAGCGCGACGAGTGGATAGCCGTACTGGATGAGGTGAAGCAAATCCTGGACAGCGGCGGATGCTTCGAAAACGTGTGCTTGGCCATCGCGGCAAAGCGTGGGCTTCGCAGAATGCGGGGTGGCAAGTGAACCGCCCGACGTGGGACGACATGCTACCCCTTCGCGAGCGCGTGCAGGACGTCGCAGCGGGCCTGGAGGAAGTGCGCATCATCTCTGGCAAGCCAACCTTCCAGGGAGGGGCCGAAGAGCCGGAAAAGGACAGCCGCTACCTTGACACGGTAGAGGTCCACGGTTCGAGTCCGTGCGAGCCCACCACATCTCCTTCATCGCAAACGGCTTACGAGGATGCTCATAAGCCGAGCGCGGCGAGTAGC